TTTAGGAGACTTAGAGAACGCATTAAAAGAGGTTGACCAAACAACCGACAACATAGCAAAAGATAATTCTTTAGAGGCTAGGTTTGATGCTTTAAATAAAGAAATTGCAGAAGCTCCCGTTAATATACGGGCGATGAATAAGCAAATACAAGAGTATCAAGCAATAGCATTAGAAGCAGGTAGAACTTCACCACTAGGAAAGGCGGCGCTACAAGAGGCTGCTGCAATGCGTGATAGATATGTAGATATTCAAAACGAGGTAAAACGTTTATCTGACGATGGTCTAAAGATGCAGGCGGCTTTAGATTTAGGTACTTCTGTAATGGCAGGGTACACGGCTTTTCAAGGGGCAATGGCTTTAACAGGTGTAGAGAGTGAAGAGTTACAAAAGACCTTAGTTAAACTACAAGGGGCGCAGTCTGTATTAATGGGGTTAGAACAGATTAGAACTACCTTAGAAAAAGAATCTACTTTAGTTTTGGTTACTAAGAACGCAGTAGAGAAGGTTAGCACATTTATAAAAGGTGAGAGTGCAGCGGCTTCGGGAGCATTAGCAACGGCAGAAACTGCAAGGGGTGCAGCCACAGTAGGAGCGACAACCGCCACAACCGCAGCAACGGGAGCAATGAAACTCTTTAGACTTGCTTTGGTTGCTACTGGTATTGGTGCTATTGTAGTGGGGTTAGGTTTATTAATAGCCAACTTCGACAAGGTTTCAGAGGCAGTAGGTAACGCTGCTAAGTGGGTACAAGGATTAGCAAAGAAGTTTAGAGAAATGGGTGCAGGTATGCAGGTTCTTATAGGCGTTCTTTCCTTTGGTTTAGTTCCTGCTATTTCATACGCAATAGAAGCATTAGAGGAGTTGGGTGTAGTTGAGACAGAAGAGGACAGAGAAAGGAGAAAAAGAAACGAAGCAGCCGACAAAAGGTTAAAGGAGTTTACCCAAAAGAAGATAGATAACATTAATAAAGAAATTGAGGCACAGAAAAAACTAACAGATGAATTGAGTAGTGCTATTGATTTTGAGATTGAAAAGAAGAAAGCAGCTGGTGAGGACTTCAGTAATTTGGAGCAGGAAAAAATTAGAATGTTAATTGCATCTACTAAGACACAAATTGACTTAATTAACCAAAAGATAGCAGCGAAGCAGAAAGAGTTTGAGCAGGATATGAGTGTTATGGAGTTTGTTTCTGATGCACAGGCACAGTTTGCTTCTGGTTGGGTTAAGGTTTACGAAGCTCAAAAAGAAGAGCAGGAGAAATTCTTAGAAGAGCAATTACAAGCGTTAGAACTTTGGGGAATTAAACAGGACAAACTTCAAAAAGACCAGATTAAGAAGTCTAATAGTAACACTAAGAAAGGTGCAGAAAAGGAAAAGGAAATAACCTTAGAGAAATTACAACAGATTGAAAAGGCAGAAATACAAACGGCTAAAAATATCGAGCAACAAAAGTCTGTAATTGCAACAGACGGTATTCTGGAAACATACAAAGCACAGAATGATCTACGCATTGAATTAATGGAGGAAGGACTAGCAAAAGAAAAACAGCTTTTAGAGGTTGCTTTCTTTGAAAGGTTACAGAAGTTAAAAGAGGAAGGTGCTTTAACTAATGAGCTTAGAGCAAAGTTATTTAAGGATTACCAAGACCAACAGAAAGCACTTGAAGACAAAGATAGGCAAGAAAGGTTTAACGATGCAATAGATAACGCTGAACAATTAAACAAAGGACTAAGCGACCTAAACAACGCAGTCTTAGAAGCTCAACTTGCAGCAGCAGGAGACAATGAAGAGAAGAAAAAAGAGATACGTAAGAAAGCGTTTAAGAGACAAAAAGCCTTAGACATAGCACAGGCTACAATAGACGGTATTAAGGCGGTACAAGCCACACTTGCAAACCCTTTCCTAGCCGCTATTAATGCCGCAATTGCAGCGGCAAATATTGCCAAGATTGCTAGGGTTCAGTTTGAGGGTGAAGGCGGTGGAGGCGGTGGTGCTAGTGCCGATTTAGGAAACACGGCAAGAGCCACAGGAGGTGCAAATGTACCACAGGTTGCAAACACTACTACAACAATAGGAGACCCTACACAGGTTTACGTATTAGAACAAGACATAAGCAACACACAGAATAAAGTAAGTGTTAATGAACAACAAGCTACACTTTAATTTAAAGATAACATTATAAAGTTATGGAAACTTACGAATTAATAATAGACGACACACAAGAAAGCGGAGTAGATTACATTGCTTTGGTTGATCGTCCTGCAATAGAATCAAACTGGGAAGCGTTTAACGAACAGGTTAAGAATCAATTTAAAATACAAGACGAGGACAAGAAAATAGTAAGCGGTTATTTTATGATAGCTGACAAACCTATTTACAGAAACAACGAGCAGTTAGGAGAGCATAACGTAGTTTTTAGAGGTGATACTATTAGAGACATTGCATTAAAGTTTATGAAGAACGGGTTTAACGCTAACACTAATTTGATGCACGATGAAAACTTAAAACTATCTGACGTTCATATTTTTGAGAGTTTACTAATAGATAGTGAAAGAGGTGTTTATGCACCTGAAGGCTTTGAAGAGGTTGCAGACGGTTCTTGGTGGGGTTCGATGTACGTAGATAACGACAAGGTTTGGAATCTAATTAAAGAGGGTAAATTTCAGGGCTTTAGTGTTGAGGGATTCTTTTCATACAAAAAACCACAGAGCAAAGAGGAAAAAATGGTTTCTCAAATCAAACAATTAATAGACGAATATTCAAACAGTCTAAAATAATTCCCTAAAAATTAACACTTTATAATTCCACTTGTATTATACAAGCATGGAAGAAGTAAAAGCAAAATCTATCCTTGACAAGATTAAGGAAATTTTCAGCAATGAAGAAATAGTAGTTGTTGAAGAAGTTGCTACTCCTGAAACCGAAGAGAAAAAGAAATTTGTTTCTGCAACTCTTGAAGACGGTACACAGGTAGAAATTGAACCAGAGTTAGTAGAGGGTGCTGCGGTTGTTGTGATCGTAGATGGTAATCCTGAAGTAGCTCCTGACGGTTCACACACTTTAGCTGACGGAACTGTTATTGAAACGGTTGAGGGTGCTATTGTTTCTATCGTACCTGCTGAAGAAGAAGTTGATGAAGAAATGGAAGAAGCTCCTGCGGTTGAGGAAAAGCAAGACGTTAAAAAGATTGTTGAATCTATCATTAAAGAATCTCACTTTGTTTCTGAAGAGAAAGTAACAGAGTTAGTAGAGGCTATTAAAGAAGAGTTCAACGCTAAACTTGAAGAAAAAATTAAAGAAGTAACAGATGCTACGGTTCAGGCATTTGAGGCTTTTGGTAAAGAAGAAAAAGTTGAACCAACAAAAAAACCAGTTGACGCTTACGGGAGAGAAAAGAAAAGAACTTCGTGGGCTGAAAGATTTAACTCAAAAAAATAATTTATTATGGCTTATGATGTTTCAGCACTTAGTGCTTACGTAGAAGACAGAGACTTTCCGTTAGTAGCGGAACTTCAATTCGACCCGATGCTAAGAGCGTCAATGGGTACAATTCAGGACGGAATTAAAGGTTCGTCTAATTTACACTTTTTAGAAACTGACGTTGTTTTCCAGTCGGGTTCTTGTACTAGAACAGGAAGTGGTACAACTACTTTCACAGACAAGACTTTGACGACTGCACAAATTGACATTCACGAAGACTTGTGTAATGATGACCTAAATGGTAAGTGGGCGCAAATCCTACTTTCACAAGGGGTTAAACAACAAAGAGAAATTTTACCTTCAGAGATTGCAGACATTTACATGGCTGACAAGATGGTTAAGTATAAACAAGCTCTTGCGGTTGCAGATTGGCAAGGTGATGCAGTTTCAGGTACAGGTAATAACGCCTTTTATGACGGTTGGATTAAGTTGATTGATGCAGGTTCACCAGTTGATGGTAACACAGGAAACGTTACAGTTGCAACAGGAGTTTCATCATCTAACATTCTTACTATTCTAGATGCTATGTTCTTAGCTAGACCTGCTGCACTTAGAGGAAGAGCAGATGTTATTCTTGACTTGCCTCAAGAGTGGTATGACCTTTATATTGTTGCTTTGAAAAACGCTAACCTTTACCACTACACTTCTAACGATGGTGATGATATGCTTTACGGTACTAACGTAAAACTTAATCCTGACTTCGGTTTGAACGGAACTAACAGAATGTTTATGACTTACGCTGAGAACTTGGTAGTGGGTGTTGATTCTGAAACTGATGGAGACTTTGAGTTTAGACTTGACCCAGTTTCAATGGAAAAGACTTTTGTTGATTCTTCTTTTAGAAGAGGTTGTCAAGTTAAGTTTACTGAATTGGTAGTTGAGTTCACACTTGTACCTTAATTATTAACCCAATAAGAGGGGGTTATTAAAGCCCCCTTTTTTAATACTTTAAATATGGCTTGTAATTCATTAATAACACAAGGGTTCCAATTAGACTGTGCAGATTCTGTTGCAGGAATTGAAACTATCTATATTGCGAACCTTTCAGAAGTAACTGCCTTTACAGAAAGCGCAGGTACTATTTCTACTATTACACAAGCAGTTGGAGCTTCTATTTACGAATACCAAGTAGAAGAGCAGGTTGCGGACTTTGTAAGCACAATGCAGAAAAACGTTGAAAACGGAACTCTTTACTGGGAGACTGTTCTTAACTTTTCTATTGACAAATTAAGTGCTGCTAAATCAGAAGAGATTAAACTTATGGCAGCAGCTAGAAACTTGATTGTTATTATCAAAGGTAATGACGGTAACTACTATGGTCTTGGTTTTGATAAGATTAACGGAGAAGTTGGTGGAGCTAAATTGTTTGGAGGAACTAACCAAGCTGCTTCAGGTGCTGCTTTTGCAGATAGAAGTGGATACACTTTGGGTATTACTGCAATGGAGAAACATTATCCTTACCTTATTGATTCGGCAGTAGTTGACGGCTTAACTAAGGCTTAATAACCTTATCAATATAATCTAAGAAGCCCTAGTAACCGCTAGGGTTTTTTTATGGCTTAAAAGTTATTATTTCATCTTCTTTAAACTCTAACTTTTGCCACATTTAATGTTTCAAATATACACTTTTTAAATTAAATAACATTATAAGATTATGGAACTTAAAAAACACCTAATAGGACACACTTATAAAAGTAAAACTTTAACGTGTGCAATTAACGAGGAAAACATAGACAAACTCAAAGAAGTTGGTGCTGATGTATTCGAGGCTAAGAAACCAAGAAGAAAGAAAGAAGATAAATTCAAAGGAATAGTAGAAGATGACAATTCTAATACAGAAGGGGCAGAGTAATAACTTTTCACTTAGCAACATTTTAGATCGTTCTATTTATTCAACTAGGACTTATAGAATGGACTTTACAAGTGACCAAACTAAGGTAGAACAGACTTTAGTTGTTACACCTACACAAGACGAAAACAGGTTTGACTTCAATTTAGTTGAAGGTACAGATATTACTTTTGATTTAGTAGGGTTTTACACTTGGGAACTTTACGAGATTGACGGAAGCGAAAACCTTTTATGTAGTGGTAAGATGAAAGTGATAGAAACAAGAACTTCACCAACGACACCTACTGTAATAGACACACCAGAAACTTATATTGTAGCAAATGCAGGACAATAAAAATAAATATAGTTTTAGTTTTATAAGCATGGAGGCACACGAAACTCCAAGTTTTAAAATTGACAAAAAAAGTAAAAGGGTAATATTCGGAACAGATAAAGAATGGTATAATAGATACCCTGAATACTTACTTAACAACTTAGATAGAAGTGCAACGCATAACTCTATTTGTAACGGTAAGATTAATTACATTACAGGACAAGGGCTAGAGGTTAGTGAATATTCAAGTGCAGAAGACTTAGCAGGTGCAAAGGCTTGTATTCGATCAATTAATGAG